CGAGGACCTGGCCGTCGCCCTCGACCGCCGCCTCCAGGGCTTCAACTCCGGCGCCTACGCCGCCGCTGCCCGCGCCGGCCGCGCCATGAGCGAGCGCCACAGCCTCGCCGTCGTGCGCAAGGCCTTCGACGAGCGCGCCACCGTCGGCACCCCCGAGAGCGCTGACGCCGCCATGGCCTTCGCCGTCAACGAGAAGAACCTGCCCGGAGGCTCTCTCGTCGCGGCCGGCGGCTGGTGCGCCCCCTCCGAGACCGTCTACGACCTGCTTGAGGACGAGTCCCGCGACGGCCTGATCTCTCTGCCCGAGATCAACGTCACTCGCGGCGGCATCAAGTTCACCAAGGGCCCCAAGTTCGCTGACCTGTACGCGGCTCCCTCGTTCAACTTCACCGAGGCCGAGGCGAAGGAGGGCAAGTACCAGCCCACCTCCGCCACCGACCCGACCAACAAGGTAGGCGCCAAGCCCGTCTACCACGTCCCCTGCACCGACTTCGAGGAGGTCCGCCTCTCCGCAGCCGGTATCCAGATCCAGGCCGGCCTGCTCCAGCAGCGCGGCTACCCCGAGCTCGTCGCCCGCACCATCCGCGGCGCCCTCGTCGCTCACGAGCACAAGATGAGCGAGCGGATCATCGCCTCCATGGAGACCCAGTCCACCGCCGTCTCCATGGACGCCGGCCAGATCGGTGCCGCCGCCCCGATCCTGACCGCGATCGAGCTTCAGGTCGAGCACTACCGCTACGCGCAGCGCCTCTCCCGCTCCACCACCCTCGAGGCGGTCTTCCCCTACTGGGTCCGTGGCGCCATCCGCACCGACCTGTCCCGCCGCGAGGGCGTCGAGATGATCGACGTCCCGGACAGCCGCATCGACGCCTGGTTCCGCAGCCGCGGCGTGAACGCCCAGTTCGTCTACGACTGGCAGGCTCTCGGCGGCGAGGCCGGCGCCTTCAAGGTGTGGCCCGGCAGCCTGAAGTTCCTGCTCTACTCGGCCGGCACCTTCGTCAAGGGCAGCCAGGACGTCATCACCCTGGACACCGTCTACGACTCGGTCCTGCTCGGTCAGAACGACTACACCTCCCTGTTCACCGAGGAGGGCTACCTGGTCGCCAAGCGTGGTCACGACGCCCGCGTCGTGACTGTCCCGCTCAACCCGAACGGCGGCACCGGCACCGGCATCAAGCTGCTCGCCAACGGCACGGCTGACCCGGCCAAGTGATGACTCCGGGGCGGGCGGCGGCAAGGCCCCGCCCGCCCCGTGACCATCCCTAGCCATCACCGTCCAGCAAGGAGGACACATGCCGATCATCGCACCGAAGCAGCGGGTTGACGCTCCGGCTGCCTCGCCCCTGCCCGGCGGGCTCTTCTCCCAGTTCTCCCCCATCGAGGACTCCTCGGTCCGGTGGGAGAACGGCGTCACGTGGGAGGACGTGGAGCGCGCCCAGCTCGGCGCCATCGGTCAGTGGCAGCGCCCCGGAGCGGTCCCCGGCCTGCCGAAGGCGCTGACCGACCCGAAGGGCATCGCCCTCGAGTCGCAGCTGCCGCTCACGGTCTACGCGGCCTTCCGCACCACGCCTCTTGACCACTCCCCGGCCGAGGCAACTCAGGTCGCCGGCGCTCGGCTGCTGGCTCAGGAGGAGCACGCTGTCGAGCAGGCCCTGTGGACTGGAGCCCCGTCGCGCGGGCTCGGCCTGAACAAGGTCCGCTCCTACGCCGCCAAAGGCGGCGGGAAGCTCGACCTGAGTCAGGGCCTGGCCGTCCTGGAGCACTACGCCTCCCAGTACGGCTTCCAGCCCACGCTGCACATCCCGCGCCGCCTGGCCAGCATCCTGGCGAACGCCAAGCTGATCAAGGACGCTCGAGGGGGAGGCTTCGTCACCCGCCTCGGTACCCCGGTCGTCGTGGGCGCGGGCTACTCCGACGAGATGCAGATCGTGGCCACCGGCCCGATCGTCATCTACCGGGGCAGCGCCTTCACCTCGACCAACGCTGACGGCGGCTTCAACGCGGATCAGAACGAGCTCACCGGCGTGGCTGAGCGCCAGTACGTGCTCGGCTTCAACAAGTGGGACGCGTTCCGGGTCACCGTGGACGCCGGCATCCCGCAGCTTGACCTGAAGGCGGCGGAAGAGTGATCTCCCGCAAGGCATCAATCGCCCTGGCCGTTCTCGTGGCGGCCTTGGTCTACACCATTACCCAAGTCACGTACGAAGGAGAGCGCTGAGCCATGGCCAGAACTCACTCATACACCCCCGTCCTGGGCAAGCGCATCCGCGTGACCCCGCTGGACACCTGCGGCCGTTTCGACAAGGCGCAGCACCACCCCGTCGCCACCTCCGGCTTCGTGTCGGTCAAGCTGGCCGCTGAGGTCGAGGACGGCACTGAGATCACCGTCCGCAAGGCCGACGGCTCGCTGTGCGTCAACGAGAAGCAGTCGAACACCTTCAAGTACTTCACGCTGGAGCTGGAGTTCTGTGGTGTGAACCCCTCGGTCCTGGACATCGTCACCAACGCGACGAAGTACCTCGACCACGCTGGCGACACCGCCGGCTTCAAGGTCGCCTACGGCAAGATCGAGAAGAAGTTCGCCCTCGAGCTGTGGACCGGCCTGTCCGGCCAGGCTTGCGCGGCCGGCGCTGAGGACGCCAGCGGCTACCTGCTGCTGCCCTTCATCACCGCCGGTACGATCGGCGACATTGAGGTGACCGGTGAGGACGCCATCACGTTCTCCATGACCGGCGCCGTCACCAAGTCCGGTAACGGCTGGGGCACTGGCCCTTACGACGTCGTCAAGAAGCCGAAGCAGGGCGGTGGCGGCTTCGAGAACTCCAAGCTCCCGAGCGCGCTCGACCCGCTCGACCACCTGCTGATGATCGACACCTCCCTGGCCCCGCCGCCGGACAGCGACCAGCCGGTCACCATCCCGTGATGGTAGGCTGACAGCCACCTCACATCCTGCGGGCCCCTCCTCCCCCGCGCTGACAGCCCCTCAGACGCTCACAAGGCTCTGGGGGGCTGTCTGTACCTGCTCCCCACTCTCCAGGCTGTCTGAGGGGCTCCTAGGCGACTTCTAGACCCATCAGAGAGGCCTATAGGTATACTCACTGCAGCGGGCACCGCCTATGGCGGCGTAGCCATCCCGCACCGCACGCACTGTAGGAGAGGGCATGGATGTAGTAGAGCAGGGCTACGGCCCCGGAGACTGGCCGGTCTCCTACAGTGCGTGCGAGGACCTCAAGGAGTACCTCGACGAGGCTGGCCGACCTGAGCAGCAGGACACCTTTGAGGCCATGGCTACCCAGCTGCTGTGGGAGTGGACCGGGCGCCGCTTCGGTACCGACATCGTGTCCCTCCGGCCCGAGCCCCTGGCCGGGCACCGGCAGCCTACCTACCGAGGCACCTCGTACCTTCGCAGCACCTTCGCCCCGGTCCGCCTGGGAGGGGCCCTGCACGACGTCGTGTGCGGCGTGTGCGGGCCTGTGTGCGTGTGCGCTCACGGCTGCAAGGCGATCGTGCTGCCCGGCAATGTCTACCGCGTGCACCAGATCCGGATCGACGGGCGCGTTCTTCCTCCGGACGCCTACCGCGTGTACAACCGCTCCACCGTCGTCCTGACCGGCCGCACCGCCGCCCCCAACATCGGGGTTCCGGCTGTATTCCCCTCAGTACAAGACCTTTCTCGGGGCGTCACTGAGGAGGGCACCTGGGAGATTCGCTACTCCAAGGGCGTCCCGGTCCCCGAGGGGGGCCAGCTAGCCGCCGGCGTTCTCGCCCTCGAGCTTGCCAAGGCGGCCTGCATGGACCGCGACTGCGCGCTGCCTGCCCGTCTCCAGTCGGTCACTCGTCAGGGCGTGACCGTCCAGGTGCAGGACGAGTTCGATGACATGCTGGAGGGCCGCACCGGCATCTGGCTGGTCGACTCGTGGGTAGCCTCGATCCGCAAGCCGCGCCAGGTCGCCCGGGCCTACAACCCAGACGACTACGTGCGCAGGCAGCCGGCCTCCCCGTCGCGCTGGGGCTCGGTGATCTGGTGAGCCCGGCACCCCGTCTCAGCCGTTCCCGACGCGTCCGGGCTGAGGACTACGCCGCCCTGTCGGGCCGCGTCCCCTCCCCCACACCCTCAGTCGTGCACACGACGGCTCTTGCGCTGCTCAAGGGCGGAGCCAGTGCCCTGTCCAACGCTGTCTCCAACGCCTACGTCGCTCCGGGGGCCGAGGTGGCTTGGGACGAGTGCTGCGCTGGGCATCTGTACGTACGGACCGTGTCCGTGGCCCCCGTGTTCGGCCCTACCGCCATGGACGGGGACCACTGCTCGATCCGGTACTGGCTGGCTACCTTCGCCATCGGCACGTTGCGCTGTGTGGAGGTCGTGGACGACCGTGGCCGCGGCCCGCGCCCCTACGACCTGACGGCGGACGCCCAGATCCTCCACCAGGACATGGCCGACCTCGGCATGTTCCTCACGTCACAGACCAACGCCTCCGACATGGAGTGGTCGGCTCAGGGGCCTGAGGGGGGCTGCGTGTCTGGCGAGTGGACCTTCTCTGTGAAGGTGAGCTGCCCGTGACGTACGTCAGGATCAGGTTTAAGGGCCCCATCCGTGCTGATAAGGTGGCGGACATCACTAAAAGGTCGGCCCTGAAGGCTACCAAGCGGACCCAGGGCCGCATCCAGCGCAACATCAAGTCCGCTGGACGTGTTGACACCGGCCGGATGGTGAACTCCGTCACTATTCAGCGCGTGACTGGCGGTTCTCCGCTCTACCCCCGCTTCACCGTCGGAGCGCGTACACCGTACGCCGCCTACCAGGAGTACGGCACGCGGGCGCACGGTCCTGCCACAAAGAGGTTCATGGCCTTCAACCCGAAGGGCTCCCGCTCAACCGTCTTCGCCAAGTGGGTGCGCGGTGTGAAGGGCGCCCACTTCGTGCGGAACGCGGCAAGGCTTATCAGACCCTCTGACTTCCATTAGACTTGCCTCATGGCTACTATCACGATCCCCGGCAAGTCCCGGAAGTTCATTGACGTCGAGCTGGTCGGTACCGAGTACAAGGTCCGCCCCCCGAAGGCCTCCGTGGCCGTCTTCCTCTCGCAGGCGCTGAAGGACGCCGGCGAGGACGCTGAGAAGCTCATCGAGGCTCTCGCTAAGTGGAACCACGTCCTGTTCGGCAAGGAGGTCGGCTCCGAGGTCACCAAGCGCCTGAAGAGCGCCACCGACGACCTCGACATCCCCGACATCGTCGAGCTCATCACCGCCGTCATGGAGGAGAGCGGCGGAAACCCTACTACGTGATCCAGAGGCTCCTGGCCTCTGCGTACACCGAGTGGGACTATATCGACGGCTTCTGCCTCGGACATGGCATCGACCTCGAGCGGCTCCCCCTGGACCGCTTCTGCCACGTCATGTGGTGGATCCTCACCCGCAACCAGCAGGAGGAGGGCGACTCGGAGAAGCTGAAGCGGGAGCTGTGGATGCCCCCCAAGGGCGTCGAGGTCACTGATCCTCGCAGTCCCTGGTACTCAGGCAACGAGTCCAGCGGCTTCGGAGCCCTTAAGTCATCCCTAGGGATGTGACATCACCAATAACCAACGCCTATGCGGGCGGTATCATGGCCTCAGACAGTTGTCGGGCCGCGATGCCGCCCGCTTGACGTACGAGCGGGAGGGGACCCGTGGCAGACAAGATCGGCGAGGTCGTCGTAGAGGTAGGCGCCGACGCGAGAGATTTCCGCGGCGACGCTGAGAGAGGCATCGAGAAGAGCCTCAAGAAGATCGGCAAGCGCATCGAGCGCGCTGCCGACAAGTGGGCGCGCGACATGCGCGACTCCGTCAAGGACGCCCTCGACGGCCTCGTGCTGCAGGTTAACGCCCGCATCGACCCTAAGGACCTGCGCCGCATCGAGAGCGCCATCGGCCAGACCCGCGGCCAGGCTCACGCTGAGATCTCCAAGCGGGACATCGAGGACATCAAGCGCCAGCTGCGCCAGATGGACTCCCGCGCCCCCGTCAAGCCTGTCCTGGATGACAACGCGGTGGCGAAGCTCGGTCGCGAGCTCGACGAGATGAAGGCCCAGATCAAGGCCCGCGTCGACCTGGACAAGCAGTCTCAGGCCAAGGCGATCAAGGACCTGAAGGGCATCGATGCTGAGATCGACGCGAAGGTCGAGATCAACGGCTCGGACATCGCCGAGATCAAGGAGAAGATCGCCAACATCAAGAGCGATCTCAAGGTCAACGCGTCCCTGGAGAAGGCTGCCCAGAACAAGCTTCGCTCCGAGGTCGAGAAGATAGACGCAAAGCTCAAGGCTCAGCCTGAGCTCGACTCGTCCTCCGCCAAGAAGATCCGCGAGGAGATCAAGGCCCTCGGAGCCCGGATCGAGACCGACGCTCACCTGTCAGAGGCGTCCAAGAAGAAGATCAAGCACGAGCTCAACAAGCTCGACGGCAAGGCCACTGTCAACGCCGACCTGGACGACGGCAAGGCTCGCTTCGACCTGGCCAGGCTCACCAACAAGCCCTACTTCGTCGACATCCACGCGCGGCTGGCCAAGGCCAGCATCGCCAAGGTCGCGGCCCAGCTGAAGGCCTTGGCCGGGGGCAACATCTTCGGTAACTTGAAGAACTCCCTGAGCGACCTGTTCACCAATCTGGACACGGTAGCCGTCAAGATGGCCTCCGTCGGCGTAGCTGCTGGAGGGCTCATCTCCGTGCTCGGATCCGGGCTAGGCGTCGTCTCCGCCTTCGGGATCGGGGTCGCGCACTCGCTGCCGGCTCTCCTCGCGCTGCCAGGAATCCTCGGTGCGGCTGGCGCCGGGATCGGCATCTTCGTCGCCGCCATGAAGGACGCTAAGGACGTCCTGGCAGACCTCGGGCCACGATTCACCGCCCTCCAGAAGGATATCTCCCTCAACTTCTGGGGCGAGGCGGCCGATGCGGTACGCAACTTCGCCAACAGCGCCCTCGACGCACTCGGGCCCTCCATCTCCAACGTGGCTGCTGAGATGGGCATGATGGCGGCCGCCGTCGCTGACTCGGCCACCGAACACATCCCAGGCTTCGCCGCATCGCTGGAGTACCTGCGCCAGGCCCTCGACATCGGGGGCGACGGTGCCGGGGCCTTCACCGACGCGCTGCTCTCCCTCGGTGAGGTAGGGGCCAAGTACCTCCCTGCCATCGCTGGGTGGGCCAACGGTGTCGCCTACAGCTTCCAGAACTGGGTGCAGGCGAAGATCGCCACCGGCGAGATGGATCAGGCCATCCAGGGCGCCGCGAAGACCTTCGGCACCCTGAAGAACATCGTCTTCGACCTCGGCGGGATCATCGGCGGCCTGTTCACAGCCATGGCTGCCGGGTCCGCCCCGATCGACTCAATCGCGGGGGCCCTCGACCGCGCCAACCAGGCAATCAACGGCCCCCTGTGGCAAGGGACCTTGACATCCATCTTCTCGTCCATGGCGACGGCCGCGAACCTAGCCTTCCAGGGCGTCGGCTCGCTGGGCACTGCCTTCGTGTCCCTGGCTCCGACCCTCTCCACGATCCTGCCTCTCATCGGGCAGATCATCCAGACTGGCCTCAACGGCATCTCTCTGGCCCTCCAGGACCCCGCCTTCCAGGGCGGGCTGGTGTCGTTCTTCCAGGGCGTGCTGACCGCCGTGCAGGCCCTGGCGCCAGCCATGCCGGCCCTCGGTCAGGCCTTCGGCGCGATCGCGACGGTGGCCGGCCAGCTGCTGGCCGCCATCGCTCCGCTGCTGGCCACCCTGATGGTTCAGCTGGCCCCAGTCATCACTCAGCTGGCAGGCCTGCTGGCTCCGATCATCGAGCAGCTGGCCGCAGCGCTCATGCCAGTCATCCAGGCCCTGGTCCCGATCATCTCCGAGCTGTTCGCGGTCCTCGGCCCGATCATCACCGAGCTGCTCGCCATGATCGTCCCGCTGCTTCAGCCGCTGCTTCAGGCCCTCACGGCGCTGCTGATCCCCGCCCTCCAGCTGGTCGGCACCGTCGTCCAGGCGCTCATGCCGATCTTCCAGGCGGTCTTCTCCGGAATCGCCGCCATCGCTCAGGCTCAGATGCAGATCCTCAAGGGGATCATCGACGTGGTCACCGGCCTCATCACGGGCGACTGGAGCAAGTGCTGGGAGGGCCTCAAGGGCATCTTCATGGGGTTCACGAACTTCATGATCGCGTCCTTCACGGCCTTCGGCCGACTGATCGTCTCCATCGCTCAGGCTGCCTGGAACCTGCTCGGCAACATCATCATGGGTGTCGGGAGGGTCATCATCAACACGGTGACCAGCTTCTGCACCTCGGTCGTCAGCTTCCTCAGCAATGCCTGGAGCAGCGCTGTCAGCTTCACCTCGTCGATGTGGTCGTCCCTGGTCAGCACGATCTCCAACTTCATCAACAGCGCGGTCAACACCGTTCGGAACCTCCCGAACAGCATCAAGAACGTCTTCTCCAACGCGGGCTCCTGGCTGATCAGCGCCGGTAAGCAGATCATCCAGGGTCTGATCAACGGTATCTCCTCGATGATCGGCTCAGTGAAGAGCAAGCTCTCCAGCCTGACCAGCATGCTCCCGTCCTGGAAGGGTCCGGAGCCCGTTGACAAGGTCCTGCTCAAGCCTGCAGGTCAGCTGATTATGCGGGGTTTCATCAAGGGCCTCGAGTCCCAGTACGGGGCCGTTCGTGGCTCCCTGCAGGGACTGACCGACGACCTGACGAAGCCCGCCACGATCGGCCTCAACGCGACGGCTAACGTGAAACCGATGCAGGGCGCGAGCGCCCGGGGCGGGAAGTTCAAGTCGTCCAGCACGGCCGCCAACGGCATCGATAAGCAGAACCAATCGGGTGCTACCATCAACATCACCAACAACTATCCGCAGGCGAAGCCGGACTCGAAGACCCGTGACGAGGTTGCAGAAGGGATCCGCCTGGCCGCACTGATCTGAGAGGTCACCCACCCATGGCCATCTACTCACTTGACGGTGTAGACCTGGACGACGAGAAGATGCGCTGGGTCCTCGCCTCGGAGACGACTCTGTCGACCCGGGGCGAGCCCTGGCGCATCTCGGTGGACATCCCGAACCGGTTCGGCTCCCTGCCGATCCCCTCCCGGGTGCTGAAGCCTGCCACCGTCGTCCTGAAGTTCTCCGTGTTCTCCTGGGAGGACGGACGTAACGGGAACCGCTGCAAGGGCGGCCTGAACCAGCTGGAGTTCAACCTCCGGGCCCTCCTCGGCCGCCTGACGGCCTTCGGCCGCATGCAGCAGCTCGGCTACAAGCCTCAGGGCAACATCCTGAAGGTGGCCGACGTGCGCCTGTCCTCATCCATCGAGCCGACGATCGACCCCGAAGCCGAGATCGCCCACCTGACGGCCACCTTCGAGGTGACGTCAGGCCTGTGGCGCGACCCTCAGCCGACCGTCGTGAACCTCAACGACCTGAATCCGCTGGCTGGCGGGAACATGCCGATCCCGGACCCGTGGCTGATGCTGTCCCCGTCGGGGTCCTCGTGCTCTCTGAAGGACAATGTGTCCGGCACCACGTTCACGTTCAACGGGGCCCTGCAGGGCGCTGAGCGCCTCCTCGTGGACGTGGCGAACTACCGCGCATGGAAGAACCCGTCGGCCGACTGGACTGTCGCGGGCGGCGCCCGCCCGGCCGACGGTGAGATCTCGATGGGGCTGGACGGCTTTCGGCTCGACCCCGACGCCTCCGGCCGGATCTCGGTGTCGGCGTTCAACTGCACCGGCTACATCCGCGCTAGGAGGTCCTACTGATGCCTCGCCGCGCTGACTTTCCCCGCGGCCTGGGGATGCGCTACGTCGCCTACGAGGAGGCGGGGCCTCGCATCGGCATTCTCCCCGACGCCCTAGCTGGCACGTTCACGTGCCCCCGTCAAGAGACCCCGTCCCTCACCCTGTCGTACCCGAACGGCGTCCAAGGTGTCCGCGGCGACCTCCTCGACCGCATGGTTGAGGTGGCCGTAGAGCTCACCTACGACGGGACCAGCTGGGTCGAGCCACCTAACGCTCGATTCATGAACCTCTCGTCCTCGTGGAACCTGGTCGAGGACGGTACCGAGCACCGCACAGCCCAGTTCATCCACATCGGTCAGCGTCTGGAGGGCGCTCTCGTGTGGTCCGTACCCGCTGTCGCGAAGGACAAGGACGGGAAGTACAAGTTCAACTCCCGCACCGCTGGAGTCATCCTCGGCACGATCTGGGACGCCGCCGTCAAGCGTGGCTGGGGCAAGGGCCTGGAGATGGACTTCAGCACCACGCAGGACTCCGCGGGGCAACCTTGGGCCTTCAAGACCTCAGTCGCGTTCGACCCGACCATCTCCCTGAAGTCGATCCTTGAGTCCCTCATGAATATGGGCATGATCGACTACCGGTGGCGTGGCCGCACGCTCCAGGTCTACAACGCCGACGCGGCCCTCAACCGGGAGAACTCGTCGGTCGTGTGGCGCCTGAACGCTGGCACCACGTCCGCCCCCGAGAAGCTCGATTGGTCCAAGCTGTGCACCCACGTCCTCGTCAAGGGTGAAGGCGGGCACCTCTGGACCTTCAAGAACCCGGAGGCCCCGGCCGACCTCCCCCGCACCGAGAAGGTCGTGGAGGCCGGCGGTGTCGAGCTGGAGACCACCGCCAGGTCGGTGGCGAACCTGACCCTGAAGACCGGGGCCTCGGCCGCTCAGGAGGTCAAGCGCGAGTGGGAGGCTGACGACGTTCAGTGGCTCCCGTTCCAGGACTACAGCCTGGGTGACTGGGTCCAGGTTGACCGCCGTACAGGCCTGGAGCGCATGCGCGTGACTCAGGTCTCAGTGTCTATCACAGAGAACGGCCGCTGCCAGGGCCACACCACCTTCGGTACCGTCCTGGACGACCTTCTGGCCCGCCTGGCCAAGAAGCAGAAGGGCGTCCTCGGGGCCGTCAACTCCGACGGGAAGAACCCCCGTCCGGAGGTGCCTAAGAGCAAGTACCGCCCGCTCCCCCCGCAGGGCCTGAACATCTCGTCTCAGGCGGTCATCGGCGTCCACGGGTGGCCTACAGCCGTTGCCTCACTTCACTGGCTGCCGGTTGAGACCGACACCCTTGGAGGGGCAGTGGACGTGACCGGGTATGACATCTCCTACAGGGAGATCCCTAACCTGATGGGCCCGATCTCGTTCTCCAAGACCAACTCGGCTGAGCTTGGCGGTTTGGCCCCGGGCGAGCGCTACGCCTTCAAGGTGCGCGCCATGACGGCGGACGCCTTCGGCGCGTGGTCCGAGGAGATCACGGTCACGATGGCGACCGATGTGGAGCCTCCCCCGGTGCCGTCCACGCCCAGGCTGAGCCAGACCCTAGGTGTTCTCGGCATCTACTGGGACGGGAAGGGCGCCAACGGTGAGGGCATGCCTGCAGACTTCGCTGGCGTCGAGGTGTCCGTCCACCCTCCGGGCGGTACCCCGCTGAAGTTCACTGAGCTGCCTTACCCGATGCAGCGGACCAACATTGCCGGCCTCGAGATCAAGGAGTACGAGGTCAAGTTCCGCGCCTACGACCGCTCGAAGAACTTCTCCGAGTGGTCGAAGGGTGCCCGCATCACCCTTGAGCAGAACATCGACGCGGACGCGATCGCGAAGCAGGTCGAGGAGAAGCTGAAGAACTCCGACGCCATGCAGCGTGCCGCCCGCGAAGGGACGCTCAAGGAGATGAAGCACCTGACCGAGGCCATGACCCAGGTGGCCACCTCCCTAGTCGACGCCGGTCCGGTGCCTCCTGATGCCGGTAAAATTGGCGCCAGCACGTGGATCTCCCCCGACGGGCGCGTGTTCGTTCTCAGAGCAGAAGGTGACAGGTAACCATGCAGCCTTACGTAGCTACAAAGCAGTGGAGGGACGGCTTCGGCGCGGGGGAGACCCGCATCACCGCAGCCGACCTCACCCGCATCGAAACCGGCATCTCTGCCGCCACTCAGGGGGTGACGAACGTCGAGAACAAGGTCTACACCGAGCGGGCCCAGACCCAGGCGGACGTGGCTAAGGCGCGGCTGGAGCTCACCACCGCCATGGCTGCTCTGATCCCGGTCGGCTCCATCTTCCCGTTCGTTGGCGGGCAGGCCCCCTCCGGGTTCGCACTGTGCAACGGCCAGGCCCTTGACCGCACCCAGTTCGCGGAGCTGTTCCGCCTGATCGGCACCAAGTACGGGACCACCAACTCCAGCAACTTCCGGGTGCCTGACCTGTCCGGGAGGTTCCTTGTCGGTGTCGGTACCGGCTACTCCCTCGGCGACACCGGCGGCTCTCAGACCGTCGCCCTGACCGCTGCGCAGATGCCGATCCACAGCCACGACGTCACCGGCAAGGCCGATCAGGCCGGCCGGGCCGGTGTCGGTATGTACGCGTCCAACGTCAGCGGGGGCTCCGGATGGCAGGTTCTCTCCACGACGGAGAACGGCTCCCTGTCCGGCCTCACAACTACCTCTGCGGGTAGCGGCCAGGCTCACGAGAACCGGCCCCCCTACTTCGCCATCGAGTACATCATCCGCACCGGTAACCCGGCTGGCCGTATCTGAGCCTCCCCACCTGCCCACCTCCTGACCTCAACCTAGGAGACACCCTTGCCAGGACCCCTCGACCCAGCCGCAGCGGACCCGAACGCTCGGGGTGGCCAGTATGTGACCACCCCAGGCTTCGCCTCGCCCGGGCACTCGACGCCCACCAACACCCGCACCGCGCCGGGCTCCTCCGTTGTCTACTCCCCTAAGGGGTGGCGCTGGGAGGAGGCCGGGGACGACTATCAGAAGACTGTCTCCAAGCTGACCTCGGCAGCGATTGAGGGGGCGGTGCGCCGAATGCGCACCTCCTTCGGCCAGGTGTTCTACATCAAGGGCACAGCCGGCGATCGTCCGCCCTTCGACGGGGAGACCTTTGGCGACACCTGCCGCGTCCAGGACGCTGTCACCCTCGACATCGTCGCGGAGTGGCGCTGGAACGGCTCGACCTGGGAGCGGATGCGTGTCACCAGCGAGCAGATCAGCAACCTGGATGTGGGGCGCCTCACCGCGGGCTCGGCCAGCATCTCCGAGCTCGCTGCCCGCAAGATCGCCTCCGATGTGGGCCGGTTCCTTGAGCTGACCACCGATCAGCTGACGGTGACCGGCAACGCGTCCTTCGTGAACGCCACCGCTCAGCACATCTGGACCCGCATCATCACGTCCTCAGAGGGTGAGTTCGAGAAGATCCGTGCCGGGATGCTCGCCGCAAACGCGGTCACCGCGGACAATATCCAGGCTGGAGCCATCGATGGCCAGGTCATCACCGGGGCCACGCTCCAGACGTCCCGGACCCCTAACCGCGGCCTCCACATCAACTCTGAGGGTATGGAGGTGTTCGACCGGTCCGGCACTCGGACCCTCAGGATCGACGCCAATTCTGGGTCCATCACCATCGCTGGCCGCCTAGGGCGAGCTGACACCTGGTCCGAGACCTACTTCAACGACATCACATGGCACAACACCAGAACCGACTACAACGAAGGTTGGCGGGCCGGGGTCGGACTCGCGTTCTCCTCCAAGCGCGATGACTCGTGGAACGATGGGGCCGTCTTCCTGGTGGCGAACCCTCAGGGGGTTCCCGGAGTCAGGATCCAGTCCCCGTGGAAGGCCGCCGCGACCCGGGGTCTCCCCTCGAACATACACGTGTCCCCAGAGTCGGTCAGGGTCAGCGTGTACGGCGTCGGGTACGCGGACGACAAATCGGCGACCTGGTACCTGTATCGAGACAACGGTGGAATATCTGTTGATGGCGCGGACATGGTGGTCGGGAAGGGCAACACGGCCTTCATCCAGAACGGGAAGACCGTGTGCGGGGCCTACAGCAATCAGGCCTACCTGTACCCAAACTCGGTCACGGTGACCGGGTTCTATGCCACCACGACACAGGTGGGGCTCCGGTTCAACAACAACGGGTACTGGGCCGACAACCTCGGGATCCACATGTCTGGGAACAAGAAGTTCACCATGCGTGTGCCTGAGCTGACCAAGGCCCGCGGAGGCATGTGGCTGAGCCACTGCTGCACCGAGAGCCCCTACGACGGGATCGAGTACTGGGAGAACGTCGAGATTGGCGCCGACGGCTCGGCTCGTTGGGAGCTTCCTGACTACGTCCCCAAGATCGCCTCGGCCAAGGCCCCGTGGGTGGTCTTCACTGGGGCAGAGGGCTCCTCCGCCACTCTCGACCGCTCCAACCCCGCCCGGTGGGTTGTGAACGTCAAGGGCGCACCTGGGTCGACCGTCCCAGTCCTCGTAAAGGGGGCCCGCATGATCGACGTGGACGAGGACGAGTACGGCGAGCCGATCATGCGCGACTACGCCCGTGAGGCGATGTGGGAGCTGCCCCCCGCCCCGCCCACACCTGAGGAGCGAGCTCAGGCTGCCTCCGACGAACCCGAGGACCTCCAGGAGACCCACCTCGGGGGAGGTTACTATGGACCCGCACCCCTTCAGAAGGAGAACCAATGAATGAGAACCCGCAGGCCTCGCAGGTAGACGCTGCGCAGGTGGTGGACGCTCTGACGTTTGAGATCGCCGTCCTGACTCGCAGGGCGGTCATCGCGGAGCAGCGTGTTGCTGCTCTTGAGGCTCAGATGGCCGGTAAGGAGACCAAGTGAGTGTAGGGACCGTAACGGCGGGGCAGGCCCGCTACCTGGCTGACGTGGCCAACATTGGCTACAGCCAGCCAGAGCGTCGTACGTGGTTCGCGAACGCCGACGAGCTCGGCTACGTGACCACGGCTCAGAACGCGGACTGCTCGTCCCTGGCTGCGGGATGCGTGGCCTATGGGATGCACGTCGCCTACGGGGTGCCGTGGGGTCACCGCGCCCTGCCTGAGATTGATGACCTGTGGACCGGGAACCTTCGCCCTGGCCTTGAGGCTCGTGGCTTCGATGAGGTCCCATGGAACGACTCTGACCTGCGCCCTGCGGGGGGCTTCCAGGACGGGGACATCATTCTCTCGGCGGCTAACGAGGGTGGCGTGGGCCACGTAGTGGTCGTCACCGATGCTGCCAACGACCTCGTCTCCGAGGCGTGGATCGCTGAGGACGGGTCCATCGATGGCTACGCCGGTGACACGACGGGCCAGGAGACCCGCACGGTCGCCTACGCCAGCCACCCCCACACGCAGGGTGGGCGCTGGACCTCGTGCCACCGGTTCAACGACGCGAAGTTCATGCAGCAGTTCCCGGAGTTCGCTCACGCTGCTCCGGCCGCTGCTCAGGCCTCGACTCCCGCTCCCCCGCCGGAGCAGCCTGCCGCGGCGCCGGCGAGCAACTTCATGCCGTGGGGTATCGACGTCTCCTCGTACCAGAGTGGGGCTGACCTGACTCTCATCCCGGCGCACTTCGTCATCATCAAGGCGACTGAGGATGATGACTACGTCAACCCCTACATGAACACTCAGGCCCAGCAAGCTCTCCAGAGCGGCAAGCGGATCGGGTTCTACCACTTCGCTCGCCCCTCGTCCTCCGTGGACGCTCAGGTCGAGGCGTTCGTGCAGGCGGTCTCGCCGTACCTGGGCCAGGCCACCCTGTGGCTCGACTGGGAGGCGAACGCGGTCTCCCTCGGCTCGGGGTGGGCGAACGCCTGGCTCCAGGCCGTCGAGTCCAAGACCGGCGCGAGGCCGGGCATCTACATGAACGGCTCCGCCTCTCGAGGTTACGACTGGGCGCAGGTCGCCTCAAGATACCCGCTCTGGTACGCCGGCGGCCAGTGGTACTCGGACCGGTACGACGGCTACGGCGACCCGCAGCGCCCGACCGACGTTCCCTACTGGGGTGCGCCGCTCATCCACCAGTACACCGAGGACGGCCACCTGCCGGGATATGGGGGGTCTCTGGATCTGAACCGGTTCCACGCGACTGCCGTGGACTGGGACTCTCTCGCCGCGACCTCCTCGTCCGGCAATCAGGCCCTGGACGGCTACGGTGTGATCCAGGTCAACGGTATCTGGGACCCGCCGACCGCCCGCCGCTTCCGTCGGGTCATGAACGCGTGGGACTACCCGGAGCCGTTCGCTGTCGCGAACCTGGCCCGCTACCTGAACGACGCTGTCGGCTCCGACCTCATCAAGGCCTACACGGGCAAGACCGAGCTCCCGGCCGACGGTCAGTGGACCTCGGACCTGTACCGGGTCTTCCAGCTGTGGGCGTGGAACTGGGTTCCAGGCATGCCCGAGTCGGACGTGTGGCGGCGCTTCGCTCCGGACTGGACTGCCGAGCAGTTCATCGATGGCCAGTGGGGTCGCGCCACCTGTGCGGTCCTCCAGGAGGCCCTGAACCGTTCGTGGGCGGACACCGGTCGGTTCATGTACGAGCCGAAGACCTCCTGACCCCTCGGGTGGTAGGTTAAGCCTCCACTACTCATAGGGATACACTAAGGGCGGGGGGCGCCCCCCCCCCCCCCCGCCGCCGCGCCCCCGCCGCCCCCCGCGACGGCGGTGCGGCGCCGCCCGCCACCTCCCCGGCCTCGCGCCGCAACCCGGACGCGCGGCTGACATCCCACGGCCAGGAGGTCGACGCCACGGCGCTGGTCGCCGTCGTTGACGTCTTGGTCGTCAAGGCGCTCGAGGCCGTCGGCAAGCGGATAGTGCGGGCCGACCGGGCCCGATTCAACGCGCTCAAGGGCCGCCCGTTCCACGAGGCGCACGTTCTGTGGCCGACGGACATCCTCACCGTGAGCAAGGCCACTAAGGGGGCGTGGGACGTCGTCCCGGCCCTGCTCGACAACCACGGCTGCCCGGGCATCGAGTCCGGCCGCGTCATGGCGTTGCTGGACGCCTACGTGTCTCAGGTCGCCACGCACGGAGTGCCGCATCGCCTGGACCGGCTCGTCACCGCGCTGCGCTACGTCCTGCCGGAGAACGCGCTCATCCGCACGCCCAGCCTGAACCGGGCGTCCCTTGAGGAGGTGCGCTGATGGCCTCCCCCGACATTGACCTTTTGGCCGAGGGACCGTCTGACTGGGAGTCTCCGTCGGCGGTGTCCAACTGGCGGGACGCCCTCGAGGACCAGTACCTCGACCTGGCCGAGCCGGTCCTGAACGACTTCCTGAAGCGGGTCCTCTCCCTGGCCGAGGACGCCCTCGACTCGCCGGTACTGACGGCGGCCGGTGACCGGGTGCCGAACCCGTTCGCCTGGACGTCGGTCCGATCGGCGTGGCAGGCCGCCATCCGCGACCTCGTCCGCGACGAACGCGGCCGTCGCCGCCTCCCTCAGTACGCGACCGTGCAGCGGATCCTTGAGGAGTCCGGCCTGCCTGTCGCCGTCTACGAGGACGTCCGTGACCTGATCAAGCGTGCGGCCTCCGAGGGGTGGGGAGAGCGCAAGACGAAGATCGAGCTTGGCCGCCTGCTCGGCACCTCCCGCCGTAAGGGCGAGGCCACGACCGCCTACGCCGCCCGCCTTCGCACCCTGGCCCGCACAGCGGCGACGGCGAACGCCGCCCACCGCATGGCCACCTCGGACCTGGCCCGCAAGCGAGGCCGTCTGCGCTGGGTCACGGTTCACGACAATCGGGTGCGCCCCACCCACGTCGAGGCCGACGGTCAGGTCCAGGACCTAGGCACCCCGTTCCACGTCGGTGACGCGCACCTGCTCTACCCCGGCGACCCCGCGGGGCCGCTCAAGGAGACGGCGAACTGCCGGTGCATCCTCATCCCGACCGACTCCCGGCCCGAGGTCAACCGGGCCATCAACGCCAAGTACCCGTTCTCAGCCATCGAAAGGACAGCCATGAAGCTTCGTATCGAGGAGACGGCCCGCCGCATGGGCGAGTTCTCCGACCTCCGCGAGGAGCCCGCCGGCGACCCGGTCCCCGCCCCCGCCGACGTCCCGGCCGCGCCCAACGGCCGCTGGGAGGGCGTCATCGCCCGGGAGGGTGAGATGACCGGTGACGGTCGCCTCATCGAGGCCGGCGCGCTGCGCTGGGACGACCTCCCCATCCCGCTGCGTGTCGCGTTCAAGGACGTGGGCGGCCACGATGGCGCCGAGGTCTGCGGCCGGATCGAGACCGTCGAGCGACGTGAGGGCGGCGACATCTACGCCACCGGAACCTTCGATCTCGGCTCTGCCGTCGGCGCGGAGGCGTTCCGCCAGGTCAGCGAGCAGATGTCCAACGGCGTCTCCATCGACACCGACGATGTGACTTTCAGGATCATGGCGAAGGCGGACATGCCCGAGGCCGACGTTGCAGATTCAGGAAGCGACTCCGACGGTGAGGCCGATCCTGACGGACGGGTCAAGGTAGCCGCCATGTCGTCCGCGGACGAGCTGACCGTCATCGAGTCGGCCCGCCTGCGCGCCGCCACCCTCGTGGCCGTCCCCGCCTTCGCCACGGCCCGGGTCTACGCCGCTGGGCAGGCTCCCAGCACCTCCGCGACCTCTGAGCTCGGCGGAAATGTCGATTCTGGGGCGAAAATGGCTCGCTCAGCAGATGCCGACCCTCTGAGCCGCGACTCTCTGACCGCCGCGGCTATTCCTACAGCCCCGCCTGAGGCATGGTTCAAGGACCCGGCCCTGACCGGCCCGACCGCTCTCGTGGTCGAGGAGGACGGCCGTGTCTATGGACACATCGCCGCCTGGGGTACCTGCCACATCGGCCAGATCGGGAAGTGCGTGGAGCCGCCGACCAGCCCCTCGAACTACGCCTACTTCCGCACCGGAGCACTGCGCACGGCCGAGAGCACCTCAGTGGCCGTGGGGCATCTCACAATGGGGACAGGACACGCCGGTCCTCGGGACTCCGCCAACGCCGCCGCCGAGCACTACGACAACACCGGCACCGTCTTCGCGGATGTCGCGGCCGGGGAGGACGCCTACGGCATCTGGGTTGCGGGCTCCCTTCGCCCCGGCATCACCCCTGAGCAGGTTCGGGTGGCCCGCTCCGCCCCGATCTCCGGAGACTGGCGCACGATTCGCGGCTCCCTGGAGCTGGTCGGGGCTCTCGCCGTCAACGTGCCCGGATTCCCGGTTCCCCGTCCTCAGGGTCTCCTCGCCTCCGGCGAGGTGAAGTCCCTCCAGGCCTCCGGTGTCGTGGCTCACGACGACTCAGCCGCTCGCGCCTCGCACCCCTCGAACGGCCCCATCGGCTCCAACGGGCTCACTCTCGGAGACATCTCGTACCTGAAGCGCCTGGCCGAGTCCGAGCGCCGCCGTGACCTGGAGCGGGCCTCGGCCGCCGACAGGATGCGTGCCCGGGTCGAGCGCGCAGGTACACTGGCGAAGGCGGCGCAGATGGCGCGCCGCCTTGGATCCATCTGAGAAAGGACAGAGATTGTGAGTTGCAACTGCGGTAGGACTACCACTCCCCCAGTAGGTGCCGAGCCCCGGACCCTGGCCGACGGCACCCTGCCCGGCGAGGGCTCCAAGGACTCCAAGGACTCCTCCCCGATCACTCGCTTCTAGGCGTAGCACCACTCATCGTCATCGGTTATGATGGTCCCTGTTAGAGGTCTCATGGACTCCTGACGCTGGGTGGATCAGCAGAGCCCCGCACCGTTTGCTCATGGCGGTGCGGGGCTTTGTCCATGCCTATGGGGGGTATCTCACTCATAGGTGTATCCTTTGAGCCAACGGCATGGCAGCAGGGCCTCGTGCGTACCCGCTGGGGACGGGAACCCTGCCCAGCAACAAGACACGGAGGACCCCTCAACATGCGCAAGCACTTCGACATCACCGTCTTCGCCGACCAGGCCGATGACGCTCAGGTCGAGACCTTCGACCTGGAGATCCCTGAGAACCTGTCCGACCTGAGCGCCGCCGACCTCGGCGACCTGCGCTCCAAGGCCGTTGACGCATTCCAGACCCTCTACGCCGGCGGCGAGTTCACCGACGAGGACCTCGCCACCCTCGGCACCCTGACCGAGGGCATCGAGGCCCTGTCCGCCGAGATCAGCACCCGTGAGCAGGCCGCCGCCGAGCGCGCCGCCAAGGCCGCTGAGATGGCCGCCAAGGTCGGCGCCGACAAGCCCGCCACCGAGGACGAGGACGACGCCCCTGCCGAGGAGAAGGCCGAGGCTGAGGCCGACATCGCCGAGGCTGAGGCTGAGAAGAAGTCCACCGAGGAGGATGAGAAGAAGGCCAAGGCCGCCTCGGCCGACGTCGAGCCCGCCGCCGCGGTCGATGCTGAGCCCGAGGCCGTCACCGCTGCCGCTCCCCGCGGCCCCATCAAGCTGTCCGGCATCCGTCGGCACGTCCACACCCCTGCACCTGCGATCACTGAGGAGACCTCCGTGGAGGACACCGCCCCCAAGGCCCGTATGACCGTGGCCGACGTTCCCGGCTTCGCCGCTGACAGCGACGCCTCCTTCGAGGACCTGGCCGTCGCCCTCGACCGCCGCCTCCAGGGCTTCAACTCCGGCGCCTACGCCGCCGCCGCCCCCGCCGCC